TTGTGTCAACGTGGATATGCTGTTTTAAATGATAATACAACTTGGTTTGATGTACCAACTGATACCATAGCAAACGATATAATATATGAACCATAACGAATCAAACATAGTATCATTGAAGCTTAGTGAGTATGTTGCTAAGAGTGATGCTGAAAAATTAGATAGAAAAGGTTGGGTTAATTATGGAGATGAAAACGATTTTCCACAATACCTACGTGACCTTGCTCATGAATCACCAGTGCATGGTAGTTTGGTAGTTGCTATTGGTGATATGATAGCAGGTAAGGGTATTAAGTCTGAACAATATCAAGCCGAATTAGATGCATTAGATGTAAACACTTTGACCTATGCCTGTGCGCATGACTTAAAGTTGTTTGGTGGTTTTTTTATTGAAGTCATTTGGAGTAATGACCGCACGGTGATATCAAAGCTAAATGCTATTCCATTTGAAGAGTGCAGAATAGCAGTGAATCAGGATGATGATAGTGAGATAGGAATATTTCATAGCTACGACTGGAGTAACATCCGGAAGAAAAAGAACACACCTGAATTTATACCGAAGTACAATTACCTCACACGTAATGAAGAACCACGTCAAATCTATTGGTGCTTCACCTATACAGGTAGTGATGTATACCCACGTCCTGACTACTGGAGTGCTATCAACTATATTGAGTTAGATAAGCAGATAAGCATATTCCACATCAATCAAATCAGTAATGGTTTGTTCCCTTCTACCATTATCAACTTCTACAATGGACAGGCAACACCTGAACAGAAGCAGCAGATGATGATGGACTGGGAAAACAAGATGAGTGGTGCAAGGAATGCAGGTAAGGTAGTAATGTTCTTTAATGAACGTGATCAACCTAAGACTGAAATCACACCATTCCCTGTTAACGATGCAGATAAGCAGTACCAGTTAATGGATACTACTGCTACGCAAAAGATAATCACTGCGCATCGTGTTACTACACCACTGCTGTTTGGTATTCGCGAAACATCAGGCTTTGGTAGCAATAAAGATGAAATGGCTACAGGTCTTGAGATATTTAATAAGCAGGTGATTGAGGGATATCAGGAAAAGATAAATACAAGTATTGAAGAACTATTGAGCAATCAGTTGCCCGGTGTAACCTTTGAGATTGTACCGAACACACCACTTTCAGTTGAGCAAGCTGAAGCGGTTGTAGATGCAACAGGCACTACATCGGATGTAGCTGCAACAGCCTTAAATGGTGCGCAGATAGCATCGCTTGTTGACATCGTGATGCAGAGTGCAGCAGGTGCAGTACCTGTAAGAAGTGCAAAAGCTATTGTTGGTGCTGCCTTCCCGACATTACCACAGGCAACTGTTGATGCAATCTTTGCCGATGTTATGCCAGGTAGCTTACAACCTACGGAGGTAATACAATCTGCTTTTAAAAAAAAAGTAGATGACAGCGAAGTAGGTGAAGCACTGATAGCATTAGGTGAAGATGCACCTGAAGACTGGATATTGATTGATGCATACAATGCGGATGAAGAAATTGAGCATGAGTTTGCAGTACGCACAGGTGCTGCAAGGCCAGCTGCTAAGAGTGAGCAGGATGCTATTATTGAAGGCAAATACTTCATTACTCGTTACGTGTATGCAGGTAGTTTTACCCACGATAATATGCGTCCATTCTGTAAGAAGATGGTGGAAGCAGGTAAGCTTTACAGGAAGGAAGATATAGTGTCGATGGAAAATGTTGCAGTTAATCCAGGATGGGGACCTGAAGGTGCAGATACGTATGATATATGGTTCTACAAAGGCGGTGGTAATTGTAGGCACTTTTGGGAAAAGCGTGTGTATGTAGATGCAAAAGGTGCTAAGATTAATCCTAATGATCCTGATGCAAAACGTATAGCTGTGGCAACTGCTGAACGTATGGGGTATAAGGTGCGCAACAACTCATTGGTAGCAAAGCTTCCTGAAGATATGCCATACAACGGCTTCCTTCCAACTAATCCAGTATACGGTAATCAATAAAACTTAGACTATGCCCGAAGTACTACTAATATCAGAGAACTACATAAAGAAGTACACCACTATTAATGGTAGTGTAGACCCTAACCTGCTGTATCCGTCCGTGTATCTTGCACAGGATAAGTGGCTACTTCCCTTTTTGGGAACTGATTTGATGAATAAGATTAAAGCAGATGTAGCAGGTGGTACTATTGCAGGTAACTATCAAATACTTTTAGAAGATTACATTCAAAAGTGTTTGCTGTGGTGGGTAATGGTGGATGTTACACCTAACCTGTGCTATCGTTTGGACAATGGTACACTTGTACAGCGTCAATCGGAAGATACACAGCCGGTATCGGACCTTGTAATGAAGGATATGATAGATCGCGCAAGGCAAAATGCAGAGCATTACACCACTTTGCTTGTTGATTACCTATGTGCCAACAGCAGTTTATTCCCTGAATACTCAACTGCTACGTGGCCTGACCGCTCACCTCGTACTGATGTTACTAACACTTTGAATTATCAGTTTAGCACTGGTGCAACACTTCAATAAGTTATCGTCCCACATACAGCAGAAACATTCTTAATCGTATACCATGATAGAAAAAAAGACGCTTAAACAAGATTATACTGAAAGGTTACGCAAGTATGAAAAAGAACTTGCAATGAAGCTACGTGCTGTGAATAAGAAGGAATCGGATAGTGTTAAAGTCAAATAATAAATAAATATATTTAAGCTATGGAAGAGTTACTACCTAACACCAATGCGGATGTCATCCGTGAATTACTATTAATTGTATTCGGTTTAATCGTTCGTGCTATTGAAAAGCGTAAACTAAAAAAATCAGTTAATGCCCAGTCGGAAGATTGAAGATTGTGTTGAAGCATTACAGGTTGCATGGGTAGATGCGTCTAAAGCATTTGCTCAATTGCATCCTGATTTGCCACAGCCATTCTTAACTTGTACACATCGTACCGAAAAAGAACAGTTGGAGCTTTATGCGCAGGGTAGAACAAAGCCCGGTCCTAAAGTCACACAACTGAAGAAAGGAAGTAAGCACAATGCCTATCCATCGAAGGCATTTGATATTGCATTTAAAAAAGATGGTAAGTTAGATTGGTCACCTAAGTTATTCAAAGCATTTGCCGACATCATTGAACAGCAGCATCCAGCAGTTGAGTGGGGGGGTAACTGGACATCGTTTAAAGACCTTCCACACTTTCAAGTTTCATAACAATTACTACAATGCATTTCAACTTTGATCCAACTGATGTCGACTTAGCAAGACCTGGTGAGGCCTTTTTAAAATCAAGTGGTTTCATCATGATGGGCACGATGTTCGAAGGTCTTAATTTGCAAACTATGCACATACCACCTATCTTCTTAGAGTTGGCAAAGTTGCTTGCATACTTAGGTGCAAGTGTGGCCTTTTTCAAGTTTATGATAAAGCTAATGAGCAAACCGAAAGATACAGTTGAATGATTGTATTTATAATAGGAATGATAATAGCATCTGTTGCTATTTTGATTGTTGAGTTAAGGCAGTTTGATGAAGAAATGCGTGCGGGTTATGACCGCATAATGAAAAGCATTGAAAGCACATTTGATTCGGTAAAAACATTTTTCACGGTTACATTGATAGATAGTATTTCATCTGCATTTAGTTCAGATGATAGTGATGATATCGACTTAGACGAAACAAATACCGACGTGTAATGACTAACTACAATCACATCTACGAAGCAATCCACGCAGCTACCGGTGGACAAATGAAAAGGGTACTGCAGGCAATCAATGATTTTGGGTTAAGCTGCCAACCATCCACATTGCAGCGCAATTACCAAAGATGGGCACAGGTGAAGAAGTTAAAAGATGATGCAGCACCTAAACCTGCAAGTACTTTGAACAAGTTGCAAGTTAACTTGAATGAGTTTGAGCACATAGTTAATGAGTTAGCACCTGAACTAAACACCTTTGACCTGCCACCTTCGCAGGAGAGTAACTACCAACCTTACAAGTTACCGATAAATCACAATAACATTCTTATAATCGGTGATATTCACGTACCATACCACAACATACCAGCACTTACACTTGCGTTGAAATATGGCCTTGAAAATGGCGTAAATACAATACTGCTAAATGGTGATATAATCGACTTCTATGCTATCAGTCGTTTTGAAAAAGACCCACGCAAAAGAAACTTTGGGCATGAAGTGTTGATGACAAGGCAATTTCTTACCACACTACGCAAGCTATTCCCAGATGCTGCGATATATTACAAGTGTGGTAATCACGATGTACGATATGATCACTACATCATGCGCAATGCACCTGACTTATTGGGTATGGATGAATTTTCATTCACGAGTTTAATGAAGTTGGATGAATTGAATATTGAGTTCATACCGGATAAGCAGGTAATACACGCAGGTAAGTTGACAATACTGCATGGGCATGAGTTAGGTGCATCTGTATTTAGTCCTGTGAACATCGCACGTGGTCTGTTCTTACGAGCTAAAGACAATGCTTTGTGTGGTCATCATCACCAGGCAAGTGAACACACAGAACCTAACATCAATGGTAAGCTAACAACGTGTTGGAGTGTGGCGTGTTTATGCGAGTTACATCCTGATTATATGCCCATCAATAAGCACCATCATGGCTTTGCTCATGTGAAGGTGATGGATACAGGCGAGTTTGAGGTAAGCAATTACCGCATAGTGAATGGTAAGATTCGATAAACAAAAAGCCTCCACGTTTGGAGGCTCTTTGAATCATCAATAACATAACACATTTATGACACTTTAACCTTGCAAATATAGCACGATGAAACGCAAGCCACATCCTAAAGTTATTCAAAGAAAGTTAGGCCGGGAAAAAGCTGATGGTTTGTACTGCGATAATCTGATTGAGATAGATCCAACACTACCACCTATGCGCTATCTGATTGTGTTGGTGCATGAATACTTGCATCACATTCAACCGGAATGGAGTGAGGAAAAGGTGGATGCAGAAGGTGAAGCACTGGGTAGGTTTCTTTGGAAACAAGGCTATCGCAAGGTGTCACAATAATTCGAAGATTTTTGATATCACAAGTTCATAAAAGTATGCAGGTACACCTAATGCTTTTGATGCATTTGTTAATACTTCACGCTGCATACCACTTCGCTTCCACACATAAGGCTTTGAGTTAATTAAATGTGCTTCATCTTTAAACTTAGCGGTAGTATCTATTAGTGCCACTATACCCCTATCGCTTCTAAACTCTACATGGTCTATATCAGTACGGAAGTATTCTGCACCTAATGTATGATGCCACTTAGTGTAATCATCACCATAATGTTTTATGGTACGCACACCATCTTTTTTTGCAAATATCCAGTCTAATATATCCTGATTCATAGTTCTAACCCTTCAACTATATCGCACATCTGTTCATATAAGTTGGCTACTGCTTCTGCAGTCTTTTCATCATACTCATTCCACTTATCAGTTTTGCGCATCAGTTCCATGATATCACTTAGCGCATCCTTGTACCGGGCAGCGTTTAGTGTGTACTCATATTCGTACTGATCATCGGGAAGGTTAAAGGTCAGTGTTGCTTTCATCTTGTATTGTTGCGTTTGGTAATCCTGCTTTGCAATCCGTGTAGCCATCGTTGTAGGCATCATGGATATTTATCATTTCATTTTGCTGTGCAATGTTAAGGAATGCATCCAGTTCTACCCATGAGATATGGACTGCTGCACCTTGAAATCGTCTACGCAGTGTTTTGCTTAGTTTGCGGATTGCTGTTTCTTTCTTTTGTTCACTCATAAATATTTGATTTCTTTAGTTAGTGTGTACAGTTCTTTGTTGACTGATTTTATTTTGTGATGCAGGTTATCTTTAAGGTAGGTAGTCTTAGCCTTTGCAAACATGGTGAGTAGGTTAATTCGTTCTACTCTGAGTTCGTCTACCGATTGTAGCTTCTTTTGTCCCATTCAATTTTAGTATTTCGTTTTTCACGTGTTGATAGTAGGCAAGTACAGAGTAGTATTCACCTGTTCCATCAAAGTCTTGCATCACATCGGTAGGTGCATTGCTCATAGCTTCCATTACGCAATAGAGTGCAGCATTGATAGCGCGAAGGTGTGTATGTACTAACTGACCTGATTGCTC